ATTACCTCTGGGCAAGTTGAGATTGAGAACCGTGTCAAGGTTCGTTGCGTTGCCTTCTACCGTTTTGATGAAATATTCCATAGAGTTCCTTTCCATTGTTTCTATGGGTTTACAAGAATGAGTGCTTTGATTGCACTCGTGCATGGATTAGGGTATAGCTAAACAATCAGAGTGAAGTTTAGATACCTCAAATCCACCGTTGGGAAACTGCTTCTTATATAACTTTCCTACATGATTACACCACTTATTCCATAGGGATCTACATCCACCTACTTCATTACATGTAAAGACATAATCATTAATCTTTCTGGTCTTAGTTTCGATTCCTAATTTCTGTGTAATATGGAACCGTTTTGGGTCTATATCATACTTCTTTAGATTATGACTATCTAAGCATCCAACTTTACCGATTAACATCTGTGTAATAAATCCAGCTTTCACCACAGAAATCATGGGTATCTGTGAGAACAAAAGGATTAGTCTCAACTCTACATCTACATTAGATGATATGATTCCCATTGCTTCTTCATACATTTCTACCAAATGGGTTTCTATGTATTGAGCACCTTTCCATTTGTTAATCTTTTGGAAGTATTTACTATTCCATTGATTAACATTGAAATCTTCCATCATGCGAGGAAGTAAGTACGTTCTTTCCTGAATAGAAAGAAGAGTGAAAGCTATGTTTCTCCCTAGTCCCTCTGGACTACTTTGACTTACTTCTCTACATAAAGGATTATGCAAGTTGTAAGGACTACTCATTCAGTTTTCCTTTCTATGCTTAAGATACAAGCATTGCAATAGTGGTTACCTCCAGATGCATACTTCACAGATCTGGTTTCTCCACAGTTAAAACATCTAAGAAACTTTTTATGCCAATCAATTATTCGTTTCATCATCCGCTTTTATGTTAGGGAATATCCATTTTACCCATGACCAATCATCCCATTGGTCTGTGTTAACTGGAGGTACTCTCATTGTATAATCACCAATCAAGTATCTTCTCCAAGCTTCATCCCTAGAGATTTCCTTGGTATGTATTAATTCACTGGTAGATCCATTGATCCAATGGGCATTACTTTCTTTGGTAACTACCCACCTGGATTGGTCTTTTTTATTGTCTATTATTGCCATCGAAATTTAATTCTGTAGGTTCATCACAATTAGTTGTTGATTCATTGATCCATCCATGAGGACGAAATTCATTGCTTGCTACTTGTACCCCTACACCATACTTGAAAGTAAATTCTGCAAGTATGTTTCTCTCTTGAGAGAGACTGTGGTTATCATTCATATTGGTTAATATCCCCATGAATTAGGTTCCCAATCCTTCCAATCTCTTTCCTCTTGGAAAGTCTGGAAGTCTGGTGAAAAACGTCCAAGATCCTCATCTTCAACCACAATGGTTTCAATACTTGGACGGTGATACTTTGATTTATCTCTGTGAGGAATTGATCCCCTATTCTTTATTCCTTTTCCTGACATATATTTCCTCTGAATTTTCATATTCTCTTCTATTGTAATCTTGGCATTCTTGGCAAACTTGAGATGCCAATACTGTTTTTCGATTGCATTGCCTACAATCATAGTAAACCGTAGGATTAAACATCCTTATTAGTTCATTTCTGCTTAATTCCATTTTTACTTTCCTTCTAAATGCGGATTTGCATCTAAAATCATATTTCTAATTTGATCCATTGAAGTGAATCTAATCCCAAGAATAACATTGAATCCATTGCTATCTTGAGCAGGATGGAATTGGCAATATCCTTTACCTTTAGGATTCCAATACTTCTGTGGTCTTCTAAATGGATTGGGTATTTTAGTTTTCATATTTTCACCTTTATGCATTCAATGAACAAATGCATTCTTATGGTTAAAATTTTACTTATCTTCTATGAATCTAAGTACATTCTGAAAAACCATGTAATCTCCGATAATTCCTTGGAGATCTTCGGTTTGCTCCCTATATTTCAAGGCCAAACGTAGGTTTTCTCTACGCTTATCTATCATGAAAATATATCTCATATTTTCCTTATTTTAGTTGTTCCTACCTCTAATACTTCGCATGTAATCATTTGCGGATTCAAATCCTGCTTCTTTCCATTTCTTTTCAAAATTGGATGAGTTTCTTTTCTTCACTGCATCCACTTTTTTGTGGTTTTCAATAATGCCTTTCTCCACAGTGGATTTAATTCTGATTCGTTTGGGTTTTCTCCCATCTCTCTCATATCTCCTTTGGAAGTATCCATTAGTGCATTTGGTGAAATGCTCACCATCAGATATCCCAAGTCTACGATCAGACTTCCAAGCTTCACTCCTACTATGATTCATAAGAGTTGAAACCTTGTGAACATCTGCCATGTATGCACATGGACCTTTTCCATAAAGAGACATGGTTTTAACTTGATCCATGTCTACCTTTTATTTAATTTTTAAAGTACTGACTCAATTAGTTCGTCAATGCTTTTCTCTTCACTATCTTTTGAAGTCTCTTCAATCATCTCATCAGTTTCTATAAACCAATGTTTTTGACCGTTGTCTCTAAGATAGTATTTCCAAACTATATTCATGATTTATTTCATGTTTTGTTTTTTGTTGATCTTGATGGATATAGTGCTATTTCAATGCCAATACATGCCACCATGCATGATTTATTGCATAAAGTATTGAAATGATTGAAGAAAAGATATGAAGGAAATTTGGCATGGTGCATTGAATGCCATGCCATGCCATAGAATAGTGATTAAAAAATAGGCAATTTTAGGATGAAATTCTGCTGCCGAACCCTCGCAAACCATTGCAAGAGAACGGATTACAAGGATAGTGATGAAAAATTAAGCAGATTTTTGGTAAATTGCTTAAAAATTAGGCAAGAAAAGTGAAAAAAGCAGGAACAAAAATTGAGGTATGGCACGATAATTGCAATCGCATAATAAATTAATGTATATAGCAAGAACCATGCCAAGCATCGATAGTATTCAAATTCCTGAATATACCAATGATTTCAATGACATCCGATAGTCTATCTTGAGAATATCCAGTGATATCAATCACTTAAGAATATTAGTGGCATGGCTTGTGTCATTTCCAAGGTTTTCAATGGGATTTCCTTGGGATTATCAAAGGAATATAAGAGAACAAATAAAAGAATATATGACAACATACATTAGATACATGAGTACATGAATGAGTGAGTTATCATATATAAGATATAGGAATAATAAAATATTCAATGATATCAGAGATTTACATTGGAACAAGGGGCTATGGGGGAACTCTTCGCTGATCAGTAACGTGTACCCCCTCAGATTTTTTCTAGAAATAATGCAGTAGGAGTATACCTTTAGATATTAAAAGGTCTAGTAGCATCAGTACCAGTGCTACCCACGGTTAATGCTCTCATGTGCTTACCTTTATCATAGTCACCAAGGGTAGACCTAAGACCCCTAAGACTGTCCTTCAACATGTTTAATCCTCTTCTAGTAGCTATCTCTTTAGACAATTCCTTACCGAATTCATCTACGTAGTAAGCAGTCATAGAATCCTTATCGTAGTCGTTAAGGACATCTAAGCAATCATCTATGGTATTCTCAAGTTTACCTAAGAGATCCTCTACCCTCTGTGGAGATGTCTTATTGTTGGGCATTATTCTTTAGTCTCTATACTAAGGTTTTCTTTTGTCGTTCCTCTATAGGGCAAAGAAATTGCACTTTGTAGTGTTTGCAACGGTTTATAGCCAATTCGGAACAGAGGGTTCGTACTGTTCTTTTCCTACTACGTGAGCAAGGAATTTCTCCAGTTCCTGTTCCATCATTTCGTCCTTACGGTGCTGTATTTCGTTCTCAGCATCAGATGCCATTTGTTCCACCCAGTACGCTACTGCCATACTCAGGGCATCCAATCGGTCATCATGGATAAGAGCACCTTTATCCCTGGTGATCCTGCTTAACTGGTGAAATAGCATGTACTTTGATTGTTTCTCCACAGGATAGTTCTGTACCATCTTGTAATCCTTCTCTATGACCTTCTGATCCACTACAAGCCTATGCTGATTAAGAACTGGTTCTAGGGTATCTATGATCCGTTTCTCTTTCTGTATGTTGTGTCGTACTTCTTCTATCGTAACTGGATAGATTTTAAGGAGTACTGGCTTAAGAAGTTCCATGAACATCCCATCACCAAAGTTACTCTCGATAATGATGTAGTTGACCTTGTTTTTTCTAGCGATAACTGAGAGTGCTTCTAAGTTATCCTTGGAGTACCCTCCCTGCATACCACAGGACTCTATAACGTAAAGGTATCCGTTGAGCATCTTGACTACGGAGTACCCCATTTCATCTTTTCCTCTTCCACTAGGGTCAATAGCCATGACACTACCAGTGTAGTCCAACCAAGAACCTACAGTATCCTGTGGATTGTAGTAGTAATCCCCTGGTAACCCTACGTTGGGGATCTCTGTAAGCTTATTCTTGGAATCGTTAGACCATATAGGTTTCTCAGGTGCTTTATCGGAGTCTAATGACATCACTATGAGGTCACTGAGTTTTAGTGGGTATCTATCGGCATCACTGAGGGATGTATCGAGCATGAACTGGAGGTTAAACCCAGATCTACCATAGCTAAGTTCACGCTCAGTAAGGTCTGTGTCATCAAATCTTTTAGGATCTGTAGGTTGACCGTGGAGTGAGGGATCTCTTTCAAGCTTGTCCATGATAAACGGAGCAAGCCTATTGTTGTACTTTAGTAATTGAGAATCACCTGGGTATCTCCCCGGCCATATTCTAGTCTCGTATCCTCTCTCCGGGAGTGTTTCGTACAAGGACATCTCCGTTTGTGGAGTACCAAGGTACATAATCATCCCATCGGGTTTCAGGATCGCATCAAATTCCTTAACTGCTTCAGAAAGCTTATCTCGCATGATCTGGGTCATGGAGTTGTTAGGAACCTCTACATCATCCGCTACGATAAGATCTGCACGAGATCCTGCAAGTTGACCAGTGATCCCCACTGATTTCACAGAAGGACTGTGGGATGCCTTGGCAGGACCAACATCAAAAGATATCTTGGATTGTCTTTGGCCTTCCCTAGACTTTAAGTGGTGAAGTACTGGCATCTCTTGGATAAGTCTCTGGGTAAACGTAGAGAAGTCATCACTACGAGTCTTAGAAGCACTCACTACGAGTACTTTATGCTCTGAGTCTAGGAGTAACTTCCAGCACACAAAAGCACTGGTGATGTACGATTTACCTACTCCTCTGAATGCTTCTATAACTCCACGTTTAGGAGCATCCTGGAGAAACTGGGCTATATCGTATTGAACAGGGGTAGGTTCAGGAAGGTTGAGGTGTTTCCATGCCATATAGAGGAAATTACGGAAATCTAGGAGTTCCTTCATATTGGTCTTTACATTCCTCCTCTTATTTCCGTTAACTTTCTAGTCCTCTCTATTTCATCATTACAGATACAAGGGTCACTAAAGCACTCTTCGCACACCTCATCTGCCATGTTCCTCTCAGTGTACCCCATAATTTTGTTATATCCCCTTCTATGCTCTCTTTGTTTCAGGGACTCCCTTTTCATGCTCATTTGTATTTAATGCACTGGTGTTCTTTATATGAATAAGTAAATACCCAATCAATAATGGAGTACAGATGCAATAAGCCCAGACAGTGACATTAGCAAACCACCAATGCCACTCTGGGGAATCGATACACATGTGGTGTTATTATGAAAGGACGTTTCTTTCGATGTCCTCTTTAGATGGAAAAGGCATGTTATCCAAGAGGTTCTTAAGAGGACTGTCTTGGACAGGAAGAGAAGTAATCTCGTTGTCCTTTAGAAACTTTACGGCAACCGATAGATCCGCAGGAACTGCTTCACCGCTTTGAATACGATTAAGGAGTTCTTGGGCAACCGCAGCGTGTAGCTTTTGAAGTGTTTTATCCATTGATACCTTCCGTATACGTTACTTTACCGTCAACTCTTGAAGCAGTTAATTCTGCTTTTCTGTTATTACCGTCTGCGGAATAACTAATGTGAATCCATCCACTGTCAGGAATTCCTGGTTCATAGAACTCAAGGATCAATTGGTCATAGGAACTTATGTTATCTTTGATCCACTTCGCTAACTCCAAATTGTCTATGGATGGACATTCGATATCCGCAGCTTTCCCTTGGATATGCTGTGACGAATCTCCGCTACCTATGGCACGGTTTAACTCCAGTACTCTCAGAGCACTGTTCACGTTTACTCTTCCGTGACCTTCTCTGATTTTCTGGAGAACCATGCATGTAAGTGCAGTAAGGTTTACAAGTTGCTCTTGGTTAGGTTTATTATCTATTCCTAACCGCATAGCAGTTTGAGATCTAGTAAGTTCTTTAAGTGAAAAGTTTTTACTAAGTTTCATTATATATTATCATCGCAT